AAAAGAAGAGCGGGGAATGTCCGCTTTTGGAATCATCGTAAATTGATGAACATTTACCGATTTATTGCGATGCATGTAAGCAAGCTCCTGAGTTTATTGGGTGAGATTTGTTACCAAATCTCTACCCTTAGTTTAAATACTTATTCTTTAATTACAAGGTCTTGAGCTCTAGCAATTACCCTAGGTATTCCACCTTCGGGAGCTAGAAAGGTACCAGTATTGTCACAGAAAGTGCCAAGTTCGTAAAGATCATAGTCTTCTGCATGTGCATACATTTCAGAATCTTTACGATTAGTTTCGTCAGTAAATGAACGAATAGCAGCACCAGTAGTAGGTACAGTGAATGGACGGTTATAAGCGTCAATAGCGCGGTCTTTTACCGCTACGAGGATATGTACAGTCATGAGGATTCCTTTAAGTGAGGTTACGTTTAAGAAGTGATAGTCTTGATTCTAAAATTTGTCGCTTCGCATCCAATCTTTTTGGATCTTGATTATCAGGATAGAGTTTAGCAGATGTTTCACGTTTGTAAAGTAATTCATCATATTCATAAGGATTTGATTTTTTATACATTTTGTCATAGGCCTTGGGAGGCTTCATTTTTTTTCCACGAACTACAACATAGTCGTGAGGATATACATCACTTTTAAACTTTTTATACCATTCCGCACCGATACCAGGTTTTAACGACATTTTATTGAATTCAGGTACTCTTTTAACAATTTCGCCTGTTTCGTCGTTAATTTCTTCGTAATGCTCAGAAGATTTTTTTCCAGTAACTTTTTTCATAATATACCTTGCAACATAAGCAGCTGATTCGAAGTTAACGTCTCCAATGGAGGAATAACCAAATGGCCAGAGGGTTTCAAGGTTTGCGGATCTATATAACTTAGAACCAGCGGGAGTCCTTTTCCATAATTTTTTATCATGAAAGTCGTATCCGAAGATACAGGCATGGAAGTGAGGTCTGCCGAAATTTTCGCCATACTCTCCAGCCATGTAATAGCGGATTTTTGTAGTTCCAAGTTGTTTTCGTAATCTTTTAATGAATTTTTGGAAATCTGGATAAGCCAGCGAGCGATCGCTTGGGAGATGTGTATCGTCATAAGTGAGGGTTATAAAGCAGTTTTCGGAATGGAGTTGGGCTTCATGCATACAACGCATAGCCCATTGTCTAGATCGTTCGAGTCGGCAACCTACACATTGCCCACATGGTAATGATAGAGAACGAACGATATCATGTTTTCTGACTTCGTCAAAAACGATAGATTTGTCAAAGCATTGAAATGCTTTGAGAGGATTAACACAGGACATGTGAGGTGTCCAGAGACTTTATTAGAGTCTCCAGCCTCCACGTTGTGGGGCTTTTTGCATGTTTGCACTTTTTGTATGCTTCGCATGATGACGGAACTTACGTGCCGATTTGTATTTATTAACAGCCTTACGATGTAATGTACGCATTTTATTGTCCTTGGTTAATTAGATTTTTGGGGTTTGGTGTCACCTAGCACAGTTACATCTAGTAAGGTAACTGTGCTCGGCTTACGCCGTCCCTTCAGGAGGAAGGTTTTTAGCCTCTACAGGAGGCACAAGAGAAAGATCTTGGATAGGCTCTACAAGGCCTAATTTTTCCGCTTCTAAGCGGTTTTCATCGTTATTAAGGAACTCTATAAGGTTGTTTGCATCGTTATCGAAACGAGCACGTAAAGCAGCTGGAAGATTCATAAATTCTTCATCAGCAGCGATTACACGATCTAAAGCAGTTTTGTAATCAGAAATACCGGAGAAATCACCATATTTAGGTGATAAAGTAGATTCCGGTAATTGACCAGTAATATTAAATTGACGAAGGATATTATTAATATCACATTCGTCTTTGAATTGCTGCTGAGCCAGAGTTGCATCCTCACAATGCAACCCTGACTCATTTGACGCAGCAATCGTATCGTAGTTATAAGGGGTACGTAAAAAAGGTGAAGTAATTTTCATTTGTTTCCTAAAGGAGTTTTAAACAGAGGTTTACCACTAGAAGTTTGAGTTTGTTTGTTTAAATTAGATTTAACTTTTTCAATAGTATCAGGTGAAACTACACGTTTTAGATCTCTATACCAATAAGGATCAGTAGATGGGGCAATGTTACTAAGTACATTGCCAGTTTGCGCACTAGAGAGTTTGGACGTAGCTCTATAATTTTCAATTTGAGCTTGCATTTGCTCGATTGTTTTAAGCAATACAGGATTTTGAGCAATAGCATTAGCAGTTTGGGCCTTAACATTATCAGTTTCAGCTAATGTTTTAGCAGCTTGAGCAGTAGCAACAGCAGTTTGAGCTTGAATATTTGGTACTTGAGCTTCAGCTTGTTCAGATTGAGCTCTAGCAAGTTGCGAAGCACTAGAAGTTTGATTTGATCTTTGATAAGCCTCTACGCCAGCACCTAATTTGCTGGAAACAGTAGTAGTAGCTCCAGCAGGAGTTGAAGCACCACCTTGTGTATAAGCAAGCATAGGATTTAATCCAGCAGCTTCCATATCCTTAACAGCACGTTGATAAGATGTGTTGGACATTTGTTGCTGGAAATTCATTTGATTTTGAGCAATGTCCATATTGGTTTGGTTGGCTTCACGCTGGCCTAAATAAGATAGGCCGGCGGAAGCAATACCTCCAATAGCAGAAGCAATATCGAATCCCATATTAGAAGTGATCGATTAAACCAGGAACAGAATACATAGGCATTGGACGAGCTTTTTTGACATCAAAGAATGAATCAAAAATAAATTGTTGTCCGTTAGCACTAGAACCTACAGCCACGACACGAGAGACGGGAGGAGTATCTTTAATGAAGGTATCTCCCAAAGTAGGTACAGAAGTAAACTTTTGAGCCAAATGCCATCCATCAATAGTGCCAGCTGCAGTAGAACGGAAAAGGCTACTAATGCGAGAAGGATAATAGCGGTACTCAGCCCACCTTTCTTGGTAACCAAATACGTCGTTATCAGTAGAAGTGCCAGTAACATAAATTTCCTTATTGAGGATAGCTTGTTCGCCTAAGGTTGCAAATGCTGGGAAATAGAAATCGTAGCGGGTACTACGAGACCACATACGAGATAAACCTTGTTGATACGTTAAATCTGCTCTTACAGATACTAAACCGATAATTACACCATGTTCAGTAAATGATTGAGTAAACCCATGATTATGAGCAAGGGCAGTACCCATAGCAGCAAGTGTGCCCATAGGGGTAGTTGTTCCACTTGCATTCGTACCTGACGTTTGTGCAATGGGGTTAATGTTAATAGAAGTAGAACCACCGCCAATATACTCAGGACGCTGTAAACGAGCATCGGGTGAAATAACCCCGAAATGACTGCGGATGATTTCTGTATAGCGAGTTCCTCCACGAGCATCCCTTTCTAATAATTTTTGAATTTGGAAGGATTGACGTAATTGGTTAATAGTTGCAGCAGTAGCAGTAGATAAATCTGTATATAAACCAGTACCACTAGTAGCGGGATTCCAAGCTAAAGCGCCTGATGAACTAAGACCGCCAGTTAAAACAGTACCACCTGAATTATTTAATGTAGTAACAGGTGAAGTAGTGCCATTAATTACAAATGTAGGATATGGTGTAGCAGTTATAGGCAATACAGCTGCAGTTGAACCTAACGGCAAAGATACAGAAGTGCCCTTTTGTGGCCAAGGTAAAGCAGAGGTAAAGTAATCTTTACGTTTACCACGACGTAACAACGTATAGTTAGCAACAGTATCTGGACCATCGCCAGTATCTACAGTTACAGAATTTTGAAGGTTTTCATCTCTAAACCATTCGTTATAAATTAAATTATATGCACGTGGCCAAAAGGCACAATGGGTGACAGTCTGACCGGCAGTAACCTGACCGACAGTAGGCAAACCCATGTAGTCTTGAAGACTACCGATAGCGTATCCACCAGCGGGGGATACTTGTTGAGGAACAACATAAGAAATTGAATCACCAGGATTCGCTTGTTGTCCCATAAATTTTTGCCAATTCGACCAAATAAGTCGATTAGGGACAAAAAAGAAGAATGAGTCAAGAACCATGTTATCCATAATAGGAAACAATGGAGTAGAAAGACGGGCAAATGCCGTCATATTAAGCTTGAATGTGTCTCCGGGTAAGACTTCGTCCACGTAAACCGGAACAAGATAACCAGCATCGAAAGTTGTTTTATGTGTTGACTGACAGTCAAAAGAAGAGCGGGGAATGTCCGCTTTTGGAATCATCGTAAATTGATGAACATTTACCGATTTATTGCGATGCATGTAAGCAAGCTCCTGAGTTTATTGGGTGAGATTTGTTACCAAATCTCTACCC